TCGAAGTACATCGATGGGGGAATGGATAAGACCCTTTTGACCTTTTCTGGCGAAAAATATCCACTCTGTGGTACGGCGAAAACCTTCCCTTCCCCAAGGTGCCATGCCCTCAGAATCACTCTTTTGCCAAGTAATGGGAGTTCTAAAAGGGTCCCATCCGGATCGAGCGGCAGATTCTTTGATCCAGGGGAAAAGATCAATGTCACAGAAGATAAAAAGATTAGCTCGGGGTTTGCAGATTCTGAATCCCTCGGCAAGTATGCAGGATATAAGGGCTCGGGCGGAATCTGGTGAGTCGTCGTAGTTGTGGTGGATAACTGTGCGAGATCTGAATCCTCCGGTGTCAACTCCGATTCCGTAAGGGGGGTCGGCCAAGATGGTGTCAAATGTTCCGGAGTCCAGCTTGGGGAGGATGTCCAGGAGGGAGCCATGACGGACCTCAATAGAGATTGTACGGCGTTGTCCACGACGGATAAGCTCGGCTTCAAAGGCGCGTTGCTCGTTGGAGCAGATGATGTTAAAGGCCTCAGTTGCATTTCGCGCGCGAGATATCTCTGGATTTCCAAGATGTTCATTGATGATCGTCGCCTGACGTATGTTGCGGGCCATAGTCGATTCAGCAGCGCCCCCTTGGGCGCCCGCTAACTCGCGCGTATTTTCGGCAATGACGGCGCGAGCAGTCTCCACAATAGTCTGGGATGGATTGGACCGCTTTCGCATATTGTGGATGAATGCAAGAGCAGCCACACGATCCTGCCACGGGAGGTCGAGTCTATCCGTGTTTTCTGCCAGTTCGATTTCTTGGAGTCTGATGTCATTGAGGGCCTCATCTAGTAATACTACGGGGATATCACCGGGAGGGATCACGATTTGGTGGTGGGTGAATGATTTGCCCTCCGCCGCGATCGCATCTATTGCGCGGGTTCGGCATTCGCCAGCGACCAGCATGTAGGTGTCTGGTCCTGTGCGTTGCGCTACAGGGGCATGAAGCAGGGAATTAGTCAGGATTGACTCCTTTAGCTCACTAATGTGAGCGCGGGGCGCTTCCTGCCGTTGGCGCTTGGAGATATTAAGGTTAGACCGCTTGACGATCAGCATTGCCTGGTCCTGTTGTTTCTAACGGAAGTATAGCGGATACAAAATCACGAGGATAACAACCCAACATATTCCCATCACCATCAAGGACAACGTAGTCTGATTCATGAGCTTCTACCTCTCTACATCTGCCTATGGTCACCGTGCGGCCGTTTGGGTGCACCGAGCGGGCGAGGTTCCCTTCCGCAGTCATCTGGCGGAAGAACACTACTACTCCTTGGGGGAAGGGTTCAGGCATCGGGCGGTCCTCCATGTGGTGTGGGGACCCCTCGCTAGGTGGACAATGGGGGGCGCTAACCTAGCGAGGGGCGACTCCGAAAGGGGGGTAGGGCGCCTTCGGAGTCTAACTGGGGATTAGGTGAGGGGGGCTACGCGGACTACCTCGGCGTATTTGATGGTTGGGTCGTTCTTGTCGCTCCGCTGGCCGACCTTGACCATCAGGGGGCCGCGGCCTTTCATCATGCCAGGGCTCCAGGGGCCATCGTTCTGGCCCAGCGCTTTGCGCAGGCGCCCCAAACCTACGTTCTTGCCTTCGGTCAGGTCCAAACTATCTCCCTTGACATCGAGCCAGATATTCATCGGGACCAGGACCTTATCTCGACCCAATTGGGTCTTTAGCACATCGTCCATGATGCTGAATAGAACGATGCATTGCGGAGATAGATCGTTCCCATTGCGGTCAGTACCGCCTTCGCGGAAGGTAACGGCGCGGTCCCCGTCGTCGATGAATGCTTTGTATTCCCCTTCGGGACAGGGGACAGTGCTGGTTGACATTGGGGAGCTGATGGTCTGGTTCAGGAACTTATCTGCATCAAATGCCATAGGGCACCTCTAGTTCCGGCGGGGGGTCAGGAAGGCTGGTTGGCGGGTGCCGGGGGCCCGCCGCCCTCTGTTTAACTCTACGCTTTAGCGATGGCAAACGCGGGGTCCGCGATCTGGGCTCGACGCTTATACGCCGCTACGATCGGCCCAAAGTCCGGCGGGAGGTTGTTGCCAGCGGCCAGCGCGCGGTTTTTAAGGTCCGCCTCTGCATCTGTGGTGGACCAGAGATATTTTCCAGTTGCATCTTTGCGCGCTCTAACGACCTCAGAGAAGAATCGAGGGATCTTTGGCGCAAGTTTGCGACCCAGAGTCGATACTGTAATTCGTGCCATTCCTGTGATTTCATCTGGTTCTTTCTCAATATGGCTGGTCAGGACAAAAAAGCATTTACAATCACTGCTCAGCTTGAGCAGGAGGCCCTCAATAGTGCTCATTGCTATTCCCCACTCGCCTTGGTGGGGACTTGGCTTAAAACCGACGGTATGCTGTAACGTGATGATGCTAAGTCCTGAGAGGCTATCCAAGGCAAGTACACGAGTAGGTAGCCAAGTAGTAACATCACCATAATCTTTTCCTGTGCGGTCATCGTGGAAATTCTCCAAAGATTTGAGCAGTGCGGGAAGTTGCTGCATCTGGTCTTTGCCCACGCCAGATTTAAGTTCGGATAAAGCTTTGAAGTCCATCAGATGAATTCTGGTGGCCATGTCCTTCATCGCGGCCCAGCCGGGGGACGCGGGAGGCACGACTCGGTAATGTAACAAGTTCCAGTCGAGCCCCTCGCGCTCCCAAGCATCGATCAGGGAATCTACACCAGTAGGTTCCGTGATAATTACGAATACTTCCAGCCCTTGGCGAGCGAAGCTAGCTAGGGCTGTTGTCTTCCCCGATCCCGCGGGGCCCATCAACAGAGTATGTGGTGCTTGCAGCATGTCTCAGCTCCCAATAATGGCATCGGAATCTTGTATCCTGCTCACATCCCCAGTATTGGTGCGAGCACCAACCAAGCCATTGGCTTGTCCGGGACCAGAATGAGCAGGTCTCACAGCATCGAGTGGGTTCCGGCTCAGGGGGTTCCATCTTCGGATCTCATAGGTTTCGTACCAGCGATCAGGGGCAGGACTTGAGCAGAGCGGGATGTATGGGCAGTGTGAATATGCGGTGCAGGTGTCTCCGAGGTTGTAATCGAAATAACCGTCGGTCCAGCAGGAGGTGAGCCGGTGCAAGTCTCGGCCGAGCTGGGTGAACCATCTGTCAATGAGCGCTTGAGGGTAGATTTTGATTGCCTCAACCTGTCTGATGGTAGTGAGGGTGATGATAACTCCTCGGACCACAACAGTATTGCAAGCAATTCCGTCACGCTGGAGGGCCCAACAATAACCCAGGAACTGGGAGCGGAGGTCCCACTTCTCCGCCCAATTAGATTCCAAACGTTGAGCAGTTTTCTCGTCTCGGACGACGGGCCGGTCGTCCCGGCGTCCAAGCAGATCGAAGCGACCAGTATAGATAAAGGGATCACCTGTGACCGGATGTCGTGGGAATTGGGGTAGATCGAGTGGTATGGCGAAACTAAACTCAAATGATGGCCGATCGTCGGTGTAATACGGTTGTACACGATCAGATCGAGGAGGATAGGTGCGCACGTAGTCCTCAACTGCGGCCCACATGTTTTCAGGAGTCTTTGGATGCTTCTCTTTTCTGATGACAAAATCTCCCCACTCGGATTGAAATGTGGCGTAGGCCCGGGCCAAAGCTGGAGAGGTGTCAAGGCCATTTTGGTATACCTCGCGATAAAATGATTCAAGGGTTGCACTAAATACTGCACCGGCGTGGAGGTCGATGCTAACATCGGGGGTCCGGAGGCCGAGGATGTATTCGTGGTAAAATTTCCGGGGGCAAGCCCGGAAGGCATTGATCATTGTGCTGTCGATGTAGGCGGGAAGGATGGCCTGCGGGTGGGTCATGGATTGTGCTTCTCTTTCCATTTAAGGTAGGTGTCACGGAATCGCATCATCCCGACTATGTCGGGATCACCGGCCATTTCAATTAGCTCCTCTTGGTTTGGATCGCGGAGTTTGAGATTAGAGGTAAATACCATCAGGTGGCCACAGTAGAGGCAGATTACCCAATCGTAAGGGTGCGGGGCGGTCTGATAGCCTTCCAGCTCCGCCGCCGCGTTTAGGGTTTTGGAGCAATTTAGGCAGATGCGGGTCATAGCATGTCCAGGGTCGGGGTGTCGGGCTTGCGGGCGGCCTTTGGTGCGGAATGCTTACGCAAGATTCGGTGTATTGCTACTAGCTCCTGAAGCACCTCATCGCTCAGCGCGCGGTAATTGCCGTTCGGCGCTGAGCCAACTAGAGCGCTCCGGCGCTCGAAGAGCTGGAGTTGGGTCAGGGATTTTAAATGATCAAAGTCTTCCATTATGTCGGTCACGGGAGGGTCTCCTTCTCATGCTCAGGTACTAGTGGTGGGGGGTTTTCCAATTTGTTCACATAATCACTCAGCAGCTCAGTCACGATCTTACTTATCGCTCCGTATTGCACCTTGTTCTTCGCGGCGTCCCAATGAAATCTGGAGAAGCGAGCCGCTAGCGTGGCTGGGATTGTGATCTTCTGCTGAATGTATGGTTCGGTAGTGCGCGGTCGGGTCACGGTCTCCTTTCCTTTCTCCCCACTCAGAAGTGATAGCGGCCCAATGGGGGCGGTTATCGGACTGATTATCGCCCCATTGGGGCAGAGCATCAAAACGATTTCGCGGAGCCTAGTGATTTTTTTTATCCCTCATAGATCATCGAGGTTGCTATGGGGGCCCCGGCGTAGGGAGGCGAGAAAGTCCTCCGCGGGGTCGTTGGTGTCAGTCTTGGGCGCACTCTTAGTGTCCATCGGGGGAGTATTTCCTTCCGGCAGCACCGAGATCCCCGCGTCCGCTATAGCTTTTGAGTATTGACTATCTCGAGGGGACACCACTACGGTCGTTGGATCGGTCTTGTCCTTCCGAACCTGGGCGCGGAAGAAATTCTCCCAATCCGGATGGTTCTCGTGCCGGAGGCTACTACGCAGCATGTTGAGGCGCTGAGCAAACTGGGTTGCCTCTTCCTTCGTCCGGTGCCTGATCCGTACTTCGCGAAGAGATCCCTCGCGAAGCACGGCAAAAAGCTCAGGGCCAAACGATACGGAAGGGAACCGTATCTTTGGGCGGGTCATCTAGTGTGCCTTTCCAGCTATTGCTTCAGATACTCGGCCATGGTTTGTTCGGACGATCTGAGCGATTTGATAGATACTGAGGCCCTTCTTGCGAAGGGCTCTGCAGCGGGCTTTCTGCTTCGGGGTTAGCTTCGGGATCGTGGGGATCGAGCGGAAATCTGGCCTGCGCCGATCGAGGAGGGCCAGGCCCTCATCAATCAGCGCTTGGGCTTCCGCGATCAGGCGTTTGGCTTCAGTGAGCTGGAGCCTGGCTTGCGGGATGTTGCTCATGACTAGATCTCTGGATCGAACCAAGAGAGAAACTCATCCCATGTGGTCCAACGGGACCCATCGCCAGCGTCTAGGACGCCGCGAAAGATGTCTCGCTTTTCCTCCCAATTTAGATGCCCGTGATCATAGACGATTCTATTTATAAGATCGAGAAGTTCTTCGGATTCAGATTGAAATGTTTTCATTGCAGGTGGCTCCTTCTTCGGGCGGCGATCACGGCGTCCGCCATTGCTGTGCAGACCTTGGATGTCGTCATGTGCACGATCCAGTTCGGGTCGCCTTGTCCCGGACATGCTTTAGCCGAG